TGCAGAAGTATTAACAGTTCCATAGTCTTCTGCTTCAGATCCAGGAAGTATAGATCCAAGATTATAGGAATCAGTATTCTTCTCTTCAAGAACTCCACTGTTGTCAATAGATCCTGATGCAATATAACTTGCTGGAGAGAACCTATTTCCGGCAGACCCAGAAACATTAAAGAGACCGAATGGAATAATTCTTGGATACAAGAATCCATAAAGATCAACTTCGGTTACAGAAGAAATTATTAATCCATAATCTTCCGTATTATCTACAGAGTCACTAATGATTCCATAACTAGTAGAAAATTCAACAAAAGTATCAATTGAATCTGAATCAACTCCATAGAACTTGGTGATTGCTTCTCCAGAAACTCCATTGGCAGTAATAGAACCAGAACCTTCTTGAGTAAACCGAATCTTGAGTTCATTGAAGGAAGCACCAGAAACCTGAATGGTTCCATAAGGATATACAGTCTCTCCAGCAGTATAGAATACATAATGATAATCTTCTGCTTGATCTACAGGAGCACTTAGTAATCCATAAGAATCGGATTCTGTTGCAGAAGTATTAACGGTTCCATAATTTTCTGAAGAATCTCCAAGGAGTATAGATCCAAGATTATAGGAATCAGTATTCTCTTCCTCAAGAATACCTGTAGGAGTAATAAATCCAGAACCAGCAAATGCAGGTTTGAAAGATTGTTCAGCAGATCCAGAAACATTAAAGAGACCGAATGGAGTGATTAACGAGTATAGGAATCCATAAGAATCAACTTCAGTTACAGAAGAAATTATTAATCCATAATCTTCAATCTCATCTATAGTTCCTTGACCCGATATTGATCCATAATCAGTATATTCATTTGCAGGAAGAGCAACCGATACTGAACCGTAATCAGTATATTGATTTGCTGGAAATGGATAAGATACTGATCCATAATCAACATAATTCGGGAATACACTTCCATAATTAAGTAAAGATTCGATATAAGTATTGATGCCAACAGAATTTATTCCATAAAAATCTGTGATTGACTCTCCTTGGAGACCTGAAGCAGAAATTGTTCCAGAACCAACTGCTGTTGCTGGAGTAAATCTTTCTTTTGCAACTCCCGAAATAACAAACTTACCATATGGATAGACTGTTTCATTATATCCATAGATCACTTGACCATAATTTAATATTTCATTATATGGATTCTGTAACAATCCATAGTCAATATTTTCTGAAGAGACACTTGAGATTAATTCATAGTCATCTGGAGATTGTGGATATAAAATAGAATCTTCAGAATATCTTGTTGTCTTACTTGTTGTTCCATATGAATAGATTGGAGTGGAAATCAATCCATACGGATCTACTTCGGTAACAGTTTCAACAATTAATCCAAAATTCTCCGTTTCTGTTAATCTAGACTGAAGAATTCCATAGTCCTCAGAGACATCTACTTTGTCTGTTCTATAACTGAGTTTTGATGGTGGATTTGACTCAAGAACAACTCTTCCAAAATCTACAACATCAGTTAGATACAAATCTCCATAATCTTCTGTCCCATCAAGTATTTGTATCTTTAATACGGGATCAATTAATGTCCCATAGTCCCAATAATAAACTGGGCGAGACGTTATAAGTCCATATGAATCTGTTGATGGAATTTCTGGGGCCGAGGTGGTGATTAAACCTAAATTATCATATGTATCGTATGATGAAGTAATAGACCCAAGATCTTCATTTTTTGCGTATCCGTATCCAGCTAAAATATTTCCGTTATCTACTTGACTATATCTGTCGGGATAAATGAATATACTCATCGTACAGTACCCCCAGTCAGATATGGAGATACTATTCTTTCACTCCCATTATTAAGCTCAAATAGAGTTCCAAATCCAATCCAAACTAAAACAACACCAAAGAAAACAATACTTACATCATTAAGATCAAGATATGGTACAAATTCTTTAGTAACAAACTTACTTTGAGATTTTCCCTTTAAAGATCCACAAGAACCATTTGAAACATATGTAAAAGTATTGACAATATTAATGCTACCAAGGTTTTCTGAAAAAAATAAAACACTAGAAATTGTCCCGCAGCTAATAACTTCTGCAGGACAATCCAAAATACTTCCGTAGTTTTCAGAAAACTCTACCATTTTAACCTCTTTTGATTAAAAAAGGGGGGCGCTTTTAATTAAGCAATCCCCCCAAAATCAAATAATATATGGTTTTATATCACTCAAGACTTACGTTGAGGGTAACTTTGATTTCGTCACCTGGGTTTTGAATGTTGTAAGGACCGTTTGTGAATCTTTCAGAGTAGAAGATGCTGTTGAACAGAGTTGCGGAACCAGCCCCATGGAATGAAGGAGTGGTGTAAAACTCATTAGCATTGGGAACTGCATATACAGTATAACTATCTGCTACTGAGGTGCATCCTTGTCCAACAGGAGATGCAGTGTTGGTTGCATTTGGAGCAATATAAATTACGTCACCAGGATTAAGTCTATGTGCGGAAGATCCAGTGCTTACTTTAGAATAAACGAATCTGACCGTTGATCCAGTAGCAACCTGAATGTTAGCAAGAAGAGGAGAATCGAGATAAACTCTATTGGTGCTTCTATCGACACCAACAACTCTTGCAGTAGATGCAATACCAACAGTTTGCCCGCCAAGAGCAAGGTGTGTTACGCCCATTCCAGTTGTAACATCATTAAGATTAATGCTACTATCTACAGTAAAGTAGTCATTTCCAACAATTCCAATTGTTGGGAAAGAATCATTACCCTTATTAACTGCTGTTCCGATCGCAACAGTAGCTGCATCAGTAACTCCAAGTAGACCTAGAGGAAGATTATTTGCTCTAGTCAAGTAATAACCATAAATATTTCCTGCATTGGTATTTGAACCAGTGCTTCCAGTAAAGGTGAAGGTTTGTTCTGGATATGTTGCGGTAACTGTGGTTCCACCAGCTCCAGAATTAACAATTCTCCAACGAGATCCGTTCAATAAAATACCATACGCATTACTAAAGTCTTGATCCGTTCTACAATTTCCTACTAGTGGATATCCAGTAACAGGAAGAGTTCCATATCCACAAGATAGAGATGCAGTTGCTCCACCAGCATATGGTTCAAAGTAAGCACTTCTACTAGGAACATCAGCGTCTGCTGGATTAGTATTTGAAGAATATAGTTTAAGAATTAAATTTCTAGGGTTGGTAGCAGCTAAATCAAGAACATGATTATTTGCACCGATAAGATATCTAAGAGATTCTTCCTCACCAATTGCTGGTACTAAAAGTGCCATCTACGATCTCCGTGTACGTTTATAACTAAATTTATTTATCACAGTTTTACTTTTAGGGCAAGCAAAAATCTCTTTATACCTATCGAATAATCCACATCAAATCTTAGAATATCTCCAGCACGTATAGCAGTGTCCCACGTAGATAAATTGTCACTAAATGCTTTATTACTCGAAGTAATTTGAGGTCTAGTATTTGTCACTCCAGCTCCACATACTGTCGTAAAACTTGGATATGTATTGAAATCTGATTTCAATACATTGATTCTTAGACCACCAGTTTCCTCAGAAACTAAAGTCCATGATTGTATTATTCCACTGACATCTATTGTCAAATAACCTTTTGTTCCTGATGTCATATCAACATTACCACTATCAAGAATAAAATTAATTGTTCTTGTTAGATCTGCAGTGGTAACAAGAGCAATGATAAAAATATCATCGGTAGATTGTGGTGGAGTTGTGAAGATTATACTAGTACCAGATACAGTATAATCTTCAACTGGTTCTAAAAGTAAATTGTTTTTACTAACCAATATCTGCTGATCATTTAAGGGTGCATAAACATTTGCACCATCATATAATGCAAAGGTTTGTCCAATCCCATTATAACCAGGAGATGTAGAAAGTATGATATTAGTATATTGTATTGCCTTAGGAGCAATCTGATAACTAACATCTAAATCATATTTTGCAGGAGGATCACGGTCTACTCTTTTTCTATTCTGAGAGACAATGACATTATACTTTGTCATAGAGTAACTCCAGGACTAACGATTATGTTTCCTTGAACTACTCTTGTCCTAACATTTGTGGGGGAAGTTAAGGTAATATCATAAACATATCTACCCTCGGATATTAAACTAGTATCCGATCTTCCCATAGAAATACTTATTTCGCCATTAATCCTATCTACAAAATTCACATCGAAAGGATAGGAAGTATTGGAACTATATGTTTTCTTCATTATACTAGAAGAACCATATCCAGTAAGATTTAATCTAGTCCCATCGTCATTTCTGATAGTAAAGTCTACCTCATAATCAGTTCCCTGTTCTAGTATCAGATTAACGTTAATCGCAGACATCTTACGTCACACTATTCCTTATTGATTATTTATTTAAATCCTTTAGACTCTTTTTTGTCTAAGACTTCAATCAATCCAAGCATTTCTAGAGGTGCTTGCATCCATTCCATTTGGGCTTCTTCATAACATTCAAAGATTTTATATGTTCCGTCAGAATAAACAAACTTATAATTATGTTTATCGTATAGGAGATTTGATGTTTGAGTGAATGGTTTTGTCATTTTCTTTAGATAAATTTGTTGGGCGATAAAGATTTGGCCAAGTATCTCTAATAACTTCTGCAAGTTTATAAGGTGTTTCTGAAGTGATCATCTAACGTGGTGTCCTCCGAACATATAACGCATCCCATTCAAGATCTTTGCTCCGAACGATCCGAGATTGCGTGAGTTAAATCTTTCAAATAGTGCAGTAGTAATGACAGGAGCGGGAACCCCCAGATCCACAGCGGCAGAAACAGTCCAACGACCCTCACCGCTGTCGGATACGCCTCCAGAGAACTGCTCAAGGCGACCATCCCTGCGTAGCACATCAGCAGTAAGATCGAGTAACCAACTGCCAACCACGCTACCACGGCGCCATAACTCAGCAACCTCAGCAACATCAATATCATAGCAGTAACTTTCTGGATCTGCCATAGGGGCAACCTCTGCATCACCTTCTCTAACATACTGAGCACCTGCATTAGCGTTCTTGATGATGTTAAATCCTTCTGCGTATGCTTGCATAATACCATACTCAATACCATTATGCACCATCTTCACAAAGTGTCCAGCACCAGGACCACCACAATGCAACCAACCATGTTCAGCAGAAGTTACATCAGATGTTGGATCCGTTCTATGGCAGGAGTGAATATCTGGGGAGAGGGCGGAGAATATCTTTGCACAAGTGGCGACTGCAGTATCTCCACCTCCAACCATAAGACAGTATCCACGATCCAAACCATAAACACCACCAGAAGTACCGCAATCAATATATTCGATACCAAGTTTTGCCAATCGTTCTGCTCTCTTCCGACTGTCTTTAAAATTGCTATTGCCATGATCAATAATAATATCTCCTTCACTACAATATCGTAGTAACTCATTGATCGTCTCCTCTACTGTTTCGGCAGGAACTACCATCTGAAAAATTCCTGGTTGCATTTTGCCAATTTTATTCTGTTTAACTACTTTAACAAGGCTTTGTATAGAAGTTGTAACGCCATTAACATATCCGTTTTCATATGCTTCTTGTGCTTTTTCATAGTTTCTCCGATAACCCCAAACCTCTATTCCCGCCTTCATCATACGACGAGACATTCCTTCGCCCATTCGTCCTAATCCGATTAATCCTACTTTCATTTAACCCTCCCAAGATTCGTACTGTTGTCTAAAATAAGTATCAACTTTTCTCAAATCATCCAAATGAACATCACAAGTATAATTATGTTCATCGCACCATTCTAATGCAAATGCATGAATTCTTTCATCACTTCTAATTTTTGGTACTCCGTAAATTCTAGCAAAAGAAGACATTACGAAATGCCAACACTGGTGTTCAGATTTCATTTTTTATTATCTAAAACGGATTCCCAATCCTTCTGAAAAAGTTCTAAACCTTTATCAGTCATAATATTCTTATACATTGCCCAGAATACAATAGGGGGAATTGTGACAACATCAGCACCACAAAGAGCAGATTGTTCTACCTGTCTTACATCACGAAGAGATGCTGCAAGAATTTGTGTAGATGTTCCAGAGTAATCAAATGCCTTGCGGATGTTTTTGATGAGTTCAATTCCATCAATAGAATTGTCTATCCAACGACCAACAAAAGGTGAGATATATGTTGCTCCTGCTTTTGATGCAAGAATTGCTTGTGCTACTGAAAATACTAATGTTACATTAACTCGAATTCCTTTATCAGAAAGAAATTTACAAGCCTTGAGTCCTTCAACTGTGCAAGGAACTTTGATAGTAACTGCTGGTGCAATTGTATAATATTTTTTCGCTTGTGAAAGCATTTCTTCTGAAGTATCTGCAACAACTTCTGCAGAAATGCTTTGTAAATTTGGGAAGTCTTTTGCAATTTCTTGAATGACTTCTAAAAGTTGTCTGCCGCTCTTAAGAATTAAAGTCGGATTTGTAGTAACTCCATCCAATAGTCCAGTCTCATATGCCGGAATAATCAGTGAAACGTCTGCGGTATCTAAAAAGATTTTCATATAAAAAATAAGAACTCATTTGTAATTATAATGAGTTCTTATTAGGGTGTTAAATTTTGTTATGAATTGAAGACATAATAAAAAAAGATCCCGAAGGATCTTATAAAATCAAAGAGCATTACCTCTCGGAAGCACTTCCTCTGGGAACACAAACTGTTCATGAGGTTGATCTACTGGAGCCATCCATGCTCTAAGTCCCTCATTAAGAAGGATATTCTTCGTATAGAAAGTTTCAAATTCAGGATCCTCCGCAGCACGAATCTCCTGAGAAACAAAATCGTAAGCACGAAGATTAAGGGCAAGACCAATAATACCGATACTGGAGGTCCAGAGACCCATAACAGGCACAAACAACATAAAGAAATGAAGCCAACGCTTGTTACTAAAAGCAATACCAAAAATCTGAGACCAGAATCTATTAGCAGTAACCATAGAATAGGTTTCTTCCTCTTGTGTTGGTTCAAATGCTTTGAAAGTGTTTGCTTGATCACTATCTTCAAATAGAGTGTTTTCTACAGTTGCTCCATGAATTGCACAGAGCAATGCTCCTCCCAGTATACCAGCAACACCCATCATATGGAAGGGATTGAGTGTCCAGTTGTGGAAACCTTGTAGGAAGAGCAGGAAACGGAAGATTGCTGCCACTCCAAAAGAAGGTGCGAAGAACCAACTGGATTGTCCCAGTGGATACATCAAGAATACAGAAACAAATACTGCGATAGGACCAGAGAATGCAATTGCATTATAAGGACGGATACCTACCAGACGAGCAATCTCAAACTGGCGAAGCATGAATCCAATCAAACTAAATGCCCCGTGGAGTGCCACAAAAGTCCAGAGTCCCCCAAGTTGGAACCACCTGACGATATCCCCTTGAGCCTCAGGACCCCAGAGCAGAAGAAGAGAATGACCCATAGCATCTGCTGGAGTACTAACTGCTGCAGTAAGAAAGTTTGCACCCTCAAGATAGGAACTTGCCAACCCGTGAGTATACCAACTCGTAACGAAAGTCGTCCCAGTAAGCCAACCACCAAGAGCAAGGTAAGCAGTGGGAAAAAGAAGAAGTCCAGACCAGCCAACAAAAACGAAACGGTCTCTCTTAAGCCAGTCATCGAGTACATCAAACCATCCCCTCTGTGAAATTGGTTGTGAAAGTGTTGAAGAAGTCATAACCTCCTATGTTATTTCTCATATTTATCTTAACATTCCTTAATAAAAAGGTCAATAGAGATTTCTACCTATCCCCAATAAATTGTTCCAAGAGTGAATAAAACAAACACAAGAACTGTGAATACCATCATACCTACACCTGCCCAGATTACCCAGTTAGGCATAGGTTCGTTTTGAGTATTATGAGACATAAAAAAAGAGGGTTGTTATACCCTCTTAATTATATCAGTTATTTAATTTTTATCAACCGATGGCAGGTGCGGTGAGAGCAATAGGAGTGCTTTCAGCAGCAGCAAGATCCAGAGGGAAATTGTGAGCATTACGTTCATGCATCACTTCCATACCAAGACCAGCGCGGTTTAGAACGTCTGCCCAGGTGTTAATAACTTTACCTTCAGAACTCATGATGGACTGGTTGAAGTTGAAACCATTCAAGTTGAACGCCATGGTGCTAACACCAAGAGCAGTGAACCAGATACCAACAACAGGCCAAGCAGCAAGGAAGAAGTGCAGCGAACGCGAGTTATTGAACGATGCGTACTGGAAGATCAGACGACCGAAGTAACCGTGAGCAGCTACGATGTTGTATGTTTCTTCTTCTTGTCCGAACTTGTAACCGTAGTTTTGGGATTCGTTTTCTGTCGTCTCACGAACGAGACTAGAGGTGACGAGAGATCCGTGCATAGCAGAGAAAAGAGAACCACCGAAGACACCAGCAACTCCCAGCATGTGGAAAGGATGCATAAGAATGTTGTGTTCTGCCTGGAAAACAAGCATGTAGTTGAAAGTTCCCGAAATCCCAAGAGGCATTGCGTCACTGAAGGATCCTTGACCAAAGGGATAGACCAGGAACACTGCAGAAGCAGCAGCAACGGGTGCAGAGTAGGCAACACAAATCCAAGGACGCATACCAAGTCGGTAAGAAAGTTCCCATTCGCGACCCATGTAGGCATAGATACCAATCAGAAAGTGGAAGACGACCAGTTGGAAAGGTCCACCGTTATATAGCCACTCATCTAGGGAAGCAGCTTCCCAAATTGGATAAAAGTGCAGTCCAATTGCATTGGACGAAGGAATTACAGCACCAGAGATGATGTTGTTTCCATACATGAGTGAACCAGCAACGGGTTCACGGATACCATCAATGTCCACAGGGGGAGCACCGACGAATGCGATGATGAAACAAGTTGTAGCAGCAAGCAGGCAAGGAATCATCAAGACTCCGAACCACCCGACATAAAGACGGTTATCGGTTGAAGTTACCCAGTTGCAAAACTGTTCCCAAATATTCGATTGTGATTGTTGACGTGAAATTGTAGCAGTCATTTGTTAAGAGTGTTAGATAAGAGTTCGGGGGGCGAACTGGTATCGTTATGCTCCACACCACCCTCCAGTGTGGATATGAGAGACGTGATTTATACACCCATAGGTCTCGGTTAGCGGGTGTTTAACAATGTTAAGAATTATGAGAGATCCTTAACATTTGTTTACCTATTTATCATAGCACCGTTAGGAAACGCTGTCAATAGGTCCAATTGCTCAGGTGGAACAGTATAAATAAGAACCGTTTTCCCTAAATATCATTGTATCATCTGGGACGGTGCAGTGGCAAAGTCTGCAAACAAAGGTAAGAAGGGTTCTGCTGGTGGAAAGCAATCCAAACAAAATCAAGGTAATGCGACTGCGAAAAAAGCAAAAAACGGTGGCAAAAAGAAGTGAGGTTATATGCCACGCGAATGGAACACTCCCAAGCGTGAACCTTGGAACGCACCGATACATAACATTTTAAAAACGATAGACAATCACACTCATGAGTATTTTAAGAGTGGTGATATTTGGCATCTTCAAAAAGCAGATCAACTCAGGCAATATTTACATGAGTTGAAAACTTGGATCCACAAACAAGAAGGAAGATGAAAAATCTAAAACTAATTGACAAATTAATTGTCACTATTGTAATTAGTACTCTTGGATATGTTGGCGTTACTTTTTTCAATTGCAACTTTATGATTCCAGGTTCAATGGAAAGAGCAGACGCATTAGGAGGATTAGTAAATCCCCCACCCTTAGATTGCAAAGAATCTGAGAGCAGGGGATATAATGCTTTGTTTACTTTGTTTACTGCCCTGTTGGGTCTAAAAGCGAAGATGGATGATTAAGAAACCCAGAGTTTACCTTCAGCAATACGTCTTCTAAGTAATCCCGCCTCTACACTGCTACCAGGATTGCGATACAACTTCAGGGTTTCTGGAATTGCTTTCCAATTTTTCTCACGTAAATTGCGAGAGATAGTATTGAAATTGCTTGAATTGTAAAACCCAGCACCAAGATTGTAAGCAAAGGATAGAAGTGCTCCGCGTTGCTTGTCATTCATTTCGCCCCAATAGGGAATTTTTTGTAGTGATGGAAGGAATCTTTGTTCAAGATCAAACAGTAATAACTTATCTGCATACTCTTGGGTAATCTTTCTCCTCATTTTGAATGGCTGACCATTAAAATCTTTAGTACTACCCCAACCTATCGTAATAGGAAGTCCACCCGTTAATGGATCGGGATAAGAATTTAAGTGACATCCCTCAAACTCTTTAATTAAATCAACACCACATTGAGGAATTTTTTGTTGTGATGTTGATTCTACTTTTTTGTTTCAAAAATTCTTCCCCATCCATCATTACCACCAGGAACCCATCTACGAGATAAATCAGATCTCTTATAAACAGCACCTTTACCGTTGGTAACTGCGCCAGTATAACCATCGTTGAGTGAACCATAAGGATCGTTAACAACATAATCTCCTGCTGGCGTCTTACCAATGACTACAACCATGTGCCCACCAGTAGGTGCAGATAAAGGACCGCGATGAAGAATCCCGATAACGACAGGTCTCCCAGCGGCAAGCTCACGATCAAGATCAGCAAAAGTAAGATTGTAACTAAAGTGTGACTCAATACCATAAGAGGCAAGAACTTTGGTCTGAACCAAATGATCAGTAGTGTCACCAATTTGGAAAACTTTTTGTACATAGGCGTCGTCGCCCTTGGGTCCTTTTAATGTACCAGGCTTAAAATACTCAAGGCACATTGCACAAGCAGATGAGTTGCAAGTTCTATTTGCATCTCTGTAGTTATCTGTTTGTGGATAAAAAGGAACTGGTAAAATATTTGCTTGAGGTTTGTCTGATTTGGTTCTATAAATTCTCACCCAATTAGATTCATCTTGCATTAAATCACTTGCCTTTGCAAGTAAATCCTTTTCAAATTGCTCTACTGCAGCAACATGCTTTGGATTTTTCTCATCAAAGTGTTTAAAGAAGTTGTGAAGATCTATAAGCATTACCTTTATCCAAACCCTGCACAGTATTTATTAAAAAAGGAGGGATAAACCCTCCTTTACTTATGCTGCTACTGTTTCGCGAACAGTAGATTTTACATATTCCAGAACTTTATCTGGGGTTGTTTCAGTATAAGGATCATCAACAGAATTATCACACCTACCTGGTTCTTCAAATAGTTTCTCAATGATACCATTATCAATCACAGCGGCATAACGCCAAGAACGTTCGCCAAAACCAAGATTAGACTTCATTACCAGTTGTCCCATAGAACGGGTGAAGTATGCATTGCCATCAGGAATGAGTTGTACATTCTTGATGTTTTGATCTTGTGCCCAAGCATTCATTACAAACCCATCATTAACAGAGACGCAGTAAATAGCGTCGATGCCACTACCAATAAAGTCGTCGTATTTCTCTTCGAATCCAGGTAACTGATAGGCACTGCAAGTAGGAGTGAAAGCACCAGGCAGACTAAAAATGACCACGCGCTTTCCATCAAAAAGTTCAGATGATGTACGATTTACAAATTCTCCATTCTCACGAAACACAAATTCTACTTGAGGAACTTCATATTGTTCTTTACGCATTTTAACCTCCATAATATTTTTCTTTTTCTTAAAAATGTTAAACATCAATTCACCAAATACCCGGAATAATCTGTCCGGTGAGGGCATAGGAACCCATTGCGGCAACAATACCGATCATTGCCAACCAACCATTAATGCGCTCACTGCGCTCGTTAAAAAGATTTTTCATTGTTTGTTCTCCTTTAGTTTACTTTAGAATAGATAGATGTTTCACCATAATCGCGGTGAATTTTGTAACCAACAACTGCACCCTTAGTATTCATGAGTGCAGGCATAAAGACAATTGTGAAGAATACTGCCGGTGCTCCAATAAAGAGAGCAGCAACAATCACATAGTAAGTCAGCAATTCAACTAGAGAGTGTTCCATTATAAGTGTGTTGTTGTTTGAGTTCAGGATTTGGTTGTGAAGGAACAACTGGATTCCTTGATTTGTTTTTAATTACGATGAAGGCATCGTTTTGATAGGACACTGTTCCAAATGGTTTTGCCCATTTTGGATTTGCAGTTGGACTAGTAGCAGTTCCTGTGACCGCTACTCCACCAATTTCAACTGAGATGTCATCGTCTTTATCCCATCCAAGTTCTTGTAGAGCAATAGCAAATTGTCCTAGCATTCCGGGATTGCTCATAACGCTCTCCTCCGGTTCAAGGTTACCAATCACAGATTCTCTTCCTGTTCAGTAAGAATTACACAATCACTTGTGGGATAAGCAACGCAAGTGAGAACCCAACCTTCTGCTTGTTGATCATCATCAAGGAACGATTGTTCTTCGTTGTCAACGGTGCCAGAGATGAGTTTACCTGCACAAGCGGAACAAGCGCCTGCCTTACACGATGAAGGAAGGTCAACGCCTGCCTCTTCTGCTGCTTCGAGAATGTATTGGTCATCAGCACATTCGATAGTGGTTTCAGTTCCATCAGGAGATTGAAGAGTGACATTAAAAACGGTCATTAGTAAGTCTCACAAAGTTTTTCTACGGATGCTGCCAACAGAACGAAGAAGGCAACTGAGGTCATTGTAAACAAGAGTGAAGTCATTGTCAAGTTATTTTTGATAGGTTTTCTGTTATGAGTTTTAATTCTTCAAGTGTAGCATCATTTTTTATTTGATTTGCTCTATGAGATATAACCCATACATTGTCTGGAGTATATCCTTTTTTACTATCAATTCTATCAAGTGAAGGAGTGTATTCTCTATCACCTTCAATGAGTGTTATGTTTAATAAAGGACAAGTTTTTGGTATTTCAATATCTTCCACTCGTATAGAAAATTCTAATCCTTTTTTAATAGCACGCTCTTGTGCAGATTTCCACATTCTATACCTTTTTGTATTTGATATTCCACCAGCAGATGCTCTTTTACATCCACAGGATTTATAACGACCATTATTGAGGTTATATCCCTCAACCTTTACTTCATTTCCACATTCACATTCACAAATATAATGAGAACGATTTCTTCCACTTGGGGTAGTGCAAACTGTTTTTCCTTTGATAGTAAGTCGGTGTATTTTATCGCCGATGTTGTAAAGAGATTTCATATACCACACATATATTTTATATTATTTATAATGTATGGTATATAAAATTAAAACTCAAATAATACCAAAGAAAAGTTTTCCAGTAAGAGCATATGAAAGAATTGCTGATACAAATCCAATCATCGCGGTGCGTCCGTTTAAACGCTCCGCCTTCTCAGCATAGGGTTCAATACCATAACGCTCAAGATCTTCCTTAGTCATATACATTGAGGGTTCTTTGGCAAACATATTCATCTGCCCAAACTCGTTTTTAGTTACGGTCATTATCTTATGTAAAGATTTACAACACAATTATATAGCAAAAAAGAGTGTCTGTCAAGACACTCTTAAGATTTTGTTTAGATTTTCTGACTTATCAACCAAGAATACTTTGTCTCCACTCTTCACTCATATTCACCATAATTGCTTCTGCTGCTTCTGGTGTTTCCGCATATCCTTCATCAAGAAGGTGTGAAAGAATAATATCATAACCCTCTTTCATTCCACCCATTCTTTTATTAGCACGAGCACGTCCTTCTCTAGGTCCTCGATAAAAATCTGATCCTAATTTTTCTCTTCTTTCAATTTCATCTTGCATTTTTTTTGCTCTATTCAAAGATCTAGTTGCTTTTGCATCTTCAACATTACCTGCTGTAGTTCCTTTTTGCCCCCTAAATCTTGACAGAAATGCTCTCTTTGTGCCAGAAGCAGCCTGTTTAATAATCTGTCCTCTCATTCTATCAGCAGGAAGTTCTCTATATCCTTCATTAAGTTGCTGGTTTTCAACAACTTCCATATATGCTTCTTGAAGACTACGAAATTCTTGTGCGTCCATTTTTACAAATACTTTTTAGGTATTTATAAAAAAAGCACCCCAGAATGGAGTGCTTTACCTCAAGTTATGAGTAGTTTATCAGAACTTGAACGTGGTCTGGATTACGCCACCCCAATTGGAGGAGTTGCCAGCAAGACGTTGATTGTCACTACCGTAGATGATAGCAGGAGTGACGCTGATGTTATCGGACACTTGATACTTGTAGAAGATTTCAAGAAGAGTTGACTTCTCAAGATTTTCTCCGGTAGGTGCCTGACCGATAGCAACACCAGCAGAGTTACCATCGACAAACACATCATCCCAAGTTAGACCGGCAAACCAGGACTGACTGTTGGTAGCATCACTTTGAGTGCCACTTACAGTGTTCCAACCATAACCTGCTGAGATAGAAGGTGCCCAACCAGATTGAGTTGGTTCCCAGTATGCGTTCACGGCATAACCGTTAGAGGTTTGACCTGGAACCAGAGCACCTGATGCACCGTTCAGACCGTTATAGGTACGGACACGGGTGCCTTCAGTACCATAACGATAACCGAAAGCAGCACCCCAGTTAGTGCCACGATAACCAACTTGCGCCAAGGTATTAAGAGCACCAGACTTGTCAAACTCACCAGTAGAACTATCGGCGCCATTTTGTGCCACATAGTTTACACCAGCTACAAGACCTTTCTTGCCATACTGAACACCAAAACCAGAACCAGTTGCCTTGTTATACACACCAGGAGCGCCTGCTACTTGGAAGAAGTCAAGAATGTTCGACTTGTAAGCAGTAGGCAACCAAGCCATCTCAGTATTACGAACCAGAGCACCAGCAGTCAGGGTTGCTTTGTTATTGAAAGCAGGGAACTGGTAGAACAGACGGTCGATAACTACATTGTTACCAACTTCACTGGAAGTGTTGTCTGCTTTATCCAGTTTGAAGATTGAAGAACTAGAACCGAAAGGATTGCTGCTGAAGTTAGCAGAACGCAGACGAGTGCGAAGCAAATCCTTACCGGTGAATGAAGTATCCAGGTTCAAACGCAGATCGTAGTTGAATGCAGTGCGAGTTGAATCACCATCTTTGGTTAGGTAATCATCAACACCACCAATTACGAAGTTTGCTTCGCCACGTAGTTTAGTAGTGGTGGAGAACTGTTGTGCTTCAAGTGTAGTAACTTGTGCTTCCAGTTTATCTACACGACCACGAAGAACAGCAAGTTCTTGTGCAAATTCTGCCTGAAGACGCTTCAGTTCATCGGTAACTTCGGTCACGCGATCAAGGCAAGCATTCAGAAGTGCTGCTGCCTCATAACGGGTCATTGCTTTACCACCACCAAAGGTGCCGTTGGGATAACCAGCAACGCAACCATAACGCTCTACAAGGTTGCCGAGTGCCTGATATGCCCAATCGGTTGGACGAACATCAGAAAATTGTGTGACACTAGTAACCTGCTCGGAGGAATATTGGTTGACTGCTGCCATGTTAAGATCTGCAGCATTCGCAACAGCAGGAGCAAACATTCCCAGAGCAACAGGTGCAAGCATCAGTTGTTTGAGTTTCATAAAAATTGTTTTTAGTACTAAACGACAATTTGAAGATTTACATCAAAGTAAATCTTTGCTATTTATAGCGTCTTAAGAAAGTCTTAAGATTGACAGTATCTTAGATCATTTTTATTCTCGTGTCAATAGTTCTCGCCCAAATCAAGTTGAACACTTGGAAGCATGGTGATAACCACACCTGTATAGTCGGGGCGAAGAGATTGAATAATATAGTCTTTAAAATTATGAGCCAAAATAATCAGATAATCTGGTTGATCTTTATATAGTCTTTCTCTTGATACAACTTCAAAACCTGTTCCAGGAACAAACATTCCTTGTTTATTTTTTGTATCATCAACCACATAAGAATTTGGAAAGGTATTCGTATCAATCCCAAGTGCGTTCAAATAAACACATCCCTTGGCAGCAGCGCCAAAGAAAGCAACCTTACCTTGCAAATTTTCAATCCATTCTTTATCTTTTACAATTTTTTTATGCATCCTATCTGATGCACCAAAAAAATCAAATTCTTTTTCTGCTTTCAAATACTCATCAGCAGCTCCAGTTGAATTTGAATACTTCTTATGAGCAATCCACAATCGTAAAGTTCCACCATGAATTGTTTGTTCTTCGGTATTAATAATACGAAGACCGTATTTGTCAAATAGTTTGACAAGAGGAGTAACCAACCAATAGTAATAATGTTCGTGATAGAACTGATCAAATTGGAGAGTTTCAAAAGTTCTCAGAGTATAAGGGAACTCAAGGATCCATACGCCATGATGGGAAAGATGTTTTCTAACTGCAGCAAGGAATTTCTCAACTCCAGGTGTATGTTGGAAAACATTTGTAGATGTAATAATATCTGCTTTCGGAAGTTCTAGATCTTCATTAAAGTAGTCATTTACATACTCAATACCCGCTTCAATATTTTCTTCTCTAAATGAAGATGATGCATCAACATTAATAAGCTTTAGTGGATCTGTTGTTTGTGATCTAAATGCTTTCAAAAGTGTGCCATCATTTCCACCAACATCAACAATAGTATCATGCTTTAAGTGCTTGATACTGTGCCACATTTTTTGGCAGTGATATACGTAGGGTTTATTAACTGCAGAATGATATAGGTATTTCATATACAATTCCTCAGATGGAATTGCTAAATCCAATTGAATTTTCAAGTCAGAGTCAATAACAGAACTCATTGGATATTGCTTAGCATCCAAAGATTCTTCTTTAGTGGGAAAAAGATTATTAACTAGTGGTTGAACACCGAGATCTAAAAGAGTCTTATTCATTGCTAGTATTCTCTTCAGGTTGTTGAGGGGTAGCCTCTACCATTCTACCCAAATACGGATCGTATTGCATATGATCTCGAATATCTACCATAGCACCATTCTGTTGCCAATACTGATACTGAGCATTGAAATTCCCTTTATGAAAAGCATCAATATGCTCGGGATGAATGGACGATCCTAGTTCAGTTTTATAGAGAAGAAGGGGGATAGCATACGTATTACCCGAATTATAAATCAAATCATCAGCAACAGGGCGAGGTTTGACTCCATTATCAAGTTTATATTTGTCACCCCTAATATGATGCTTTAAGAGTTTTTCTGCATGATGCCTAGTTATCAGATAGCAAGCAGTTGAAAAATCATTGACAAATCTTTTATGAAGTTTTACGTGAATATTACCAGTACAAATAATTGCTATCTGCACAACATCCCAATCATATGGAATATTTGCATAGAAATCGTCCCAAGAAAAATTCCAATATTTAATAACATCCAAATTACAATCATCTTCCATGAAGATTGCATATGGACTATCTGAGGTTTCCATCCAATGTTTAATTGCCTTCAGATGTGAAGTAACACATCCAATTTCACCAGAAGACATTTGAGTTGGATATCTGCCGGAGATAATATCGCTAAGATCATCTACTCTTCCATCATATGCAGAAATGCGCGTATAATCTTTAATTTCCCAATATTCAAATTGGGATTCCATATACTCACGTCTTTCTGGTTGGTCGTCTAGATTTAGATAATAAATGGGACCAATATTCTTGAGTTTATAAGTAGATTTATTTTTATCTAATAGTTCATTCATAGCTCAATCCAAAATACTTCTTCGCAAGGAATACCCCAAATAATTCTATCATCACATTGAGATTTAACAAGATCATCTACAACATAAACTTTATATCCAAGATTGAGCAAATCATAGCACAAACGATATTGCTGACTCTCTTCTAAAATATCAGTTCCTTCTTTGTATGTAATATAATGGAAGCAAAATGGTAGATTATTCGTATTTTTCTTTACAAACCAATCTACCAAAAACTTCGAGTGCTCGTTATTAAGTTTATCTGTTGTTAGTCCAAGATTATATTCCAACCCCAATTTTTTTGCATACGCTGCAAAGGAGCGATTGTCTCTTGGGAGGCAAGGTCCACCATATCCGTATCCATATTTTAGATACTTAGATCCAACACGAGTATCTGCACCGATGGCATTTAAAACATCCGTAATTTCAGATTCTATTCCACTTAAAGCCATCACTTCACCGACCATGTTTGCGTAGGTAATTTTCGTGGTGAGGAAGCAATTGACCGCTAACTTTACAAGTTCAGATGAAGTTGTACTTAGTGCATGAATACTTGGTTGAGTAATTTGAATTTTAGAATAAATTTCTTCAATATTTTCTAAATGTTTTCCATTACCACCAATTAAAACCATATCCGCATTTTCAAGATCTCTAATAATTGATCCCTGAGCAATAAACTCTGGATTATAGAAAACGTCTACACCATACGCATCAAGTTGATTTTGAAAGTTAACGCAATCTCCAGGATTTGTTGTACACCCAACAACAAGCGACTTCCCCTCTACAGGGAAATCGCAATCTTGAAAATCTTGCACCACTTGCCAAACAGCACTTACATCGTAGTCACCCGAAGGTAGTGATGGTGTTGCAACAAGAGTGTAGATGATATCACACTCTTTGATTACTTCTTTGTTATTTGTTGTTGCAGATAGATTTTTAGATGATGAAAGTAAACTTTGAACTCGTGGTTCATTCGTCACAATCATTTTTTTATTCAGATCATGAACGTAACTTTCGCGGATATCTGACACTAAAACATCGTATCCTGCTTTTTCTAGAAGAAGAGCAAAGCAAATACCAAGCCTTCCTGCTCCAATTAATCCAATTTTCATAGTTTAAATGTTGGGATAGATAGCATTTTGTGTTTGTTTTGGGTGTTAAATTTTTGATATTGTTTAATCGCAGTCCTTTGGTCTTCCGTCAATTCTTCCCCTTTCCATTTAGTTAGTTGTTCACTATCATAAGAGGAATTCATAATTTCAGAATCCATCACCCACTCAAGTAGTTCATAAGATGTACCAATCTGATCTTCATCAGATCTACCATCTTCCCAGAGTCCATCTGTTGGCTTTGCGTCAATAATACGTTGATCTACACCAAGATGCTTTCCAAGTTCCCATACTTCTGTTTTGTAAAGATCTGCGATAGGAGCAATATCAACTCCACCGTCACCATATTTAGTATAGAATCCTACACCATAATCTTCAACTTTATTTCCTGTACCAACAACAATACCACCAACATTACCTGCAACTTGATACAATGCTACCATGCGAATACGTGATTTTGTATTTGCATTTGCAAGATTGTTTGAAGTAAACTCTCCTGCACCAGCCCAGAAATCAAATGATTGAACCAATTGATCATATGCAGTTGTCAAATCAATTCGAATCTTTGTTACATTATTATATTTTTCTTCAAGATAACTCGTATGATCGTCCGACAAAGAATCATTTTCGGAACTTGAATGAAGTGGCATAGAAAGCACATATGTGGACAATCCCGTTTCAGCACAAAGGGTAGAAACTACAGCGGAATCAATACCACCAGATACTCCAACAACAAATGATTTGATATTATGCTCTACCACATAATCACCCAACCATTTTATGATTCTATTTTTAAGTTCTTCGTAATTTGCAATTCTATTCATAATACTGTCCAGTCGGGGCAATAAAGATCTTTTGTATCTTTGTCTGCATATGCAGGTCCAAACCACATTTTTGGTGCGATTACTTTTTTATTGGGGTTAGAAATTAACCAAGCACCCCACCAACTCATGCTGCTATTAGCAATTATAGCATGAGAACAAAGAGACATCAAGCAGAGATCTGCATATGGAGTATAAGACCCATCTTTATATTTTTCTTGTGGTTCCGAAATTAAAAATCTATCTCCCGAGAAAAATTCTTGTTCCTTAACCCACTCAGGAGAATCTGAAAATACCACAACTGGTTGTTCATCGTCAAAATATGAAAGTGCCCTTTCATAGTATTCAATTGGTTGAACTGGATGCTGGTCTCCACATTGAGTATAACTCCACTTAAACCCACGGGGATCAACTAAATTGGGATCACCGCGACGAACATGAAGCATGATTGGTTCTTGCCCTTCCAGGCTATCCATCATTTCTTTACACGGACCAAAGTGCTCATCATGAAATGTAAAGTCTTTACGAATTTCGTCCGAAATATGTTTGAAGTATTTTTCAGACTGAAAAAATCCGTGAAGACTTACATTGTCTGGACATTTTTCAAATAGTTCTTCATCAAAATGAAAAAATCTTTCTCCAACATATTGAATGTCTTCGATATATTGAAGATTTTCTTCTTTAACTGACTCAAGTTTAAAACAATCACTAAGACTATAATTTTCAATTCCTTTCTTATGAAAGGGAGGTATGGTCCAATCGTACCCATGCTTGGAAGCAATACCCCTTACTGCCGCATACTCGAACATTTGATTGCCGAGTCTGCCAAGATTTCCAATTTGATTAAACGCTAACATATTTTTTAAGATACTCTTGTTTCGAATAATATTCAATCAGTTCTTCTTTATTCATAGTAGAAAGTTTCAACCATTCATAATGATTCTTTTCCATATGCGGATTATGCGTCCATGAGTTTTCTCCCCTTGCATGTTCCAAGTGGTAAACTACATCTTGAACTCTCCCGACATTATATCCCAACACCACAAATCTGTAAAATCTTTCTTTATCTTCCGGAGAATATGCAACAAAGTTTTCATTCTCCATAAAACCGTCAATATAAACTTGACGATTAAAAAATTGTGCCCAACCAAAATCTGAGGTATGCACATTAGATTTTTCATCAAGAACAGAGTAATCACCAGTTTCTAAAAATTTAGAAACTAATGCATCGTCAGCATCAACTTGTCTTTGGTAATTTCCCTGCCCGTATGGGTAGATTACATCGTATGTTTTATCAAGAATTCCATTATACGCTGCAAGATAAGAATCAATTGGAAGGATAACATCGCAATCGTAATTAACGACCACTTCTGTATTTGCCTCCATCAACATTTCGTTTAGAACTTTTTGACGATGAAATGCAGGATCTTCACTCCACTCAAAGATGTGCTTGATATTTACATCAACATCAAGAATATCTTTTAATGTTGGAATCACATGTTTAGATATTGGAGAATCTCTGTCAACTTCTTTAATAATAATGTTGGTATCAAAATTCTCTAGAAGAAATGCCGTGGTAGTAACAACATTCCTAAGTCTGTCTTCGGTTTCAACTCTGACTGGAATAATAAAAGTTGCTTTTGTTAAATCATGTCTCATCTGGATACTTCCTCAATTCATAAAAATTTGCGTGTTTTTGGTGCAAGTAATTAATTTCTTCACTATTTACCAACCATTTACGCCCATCATTTCCCTGAAGGACCATATCATAATCTATTCCGCTTACACTAGTTCTTGCTTCGTGTTCTCTATTCGCAATTAAAATATCAGGAATAACATGCGGTAATCCATTCTCCATTCTCATCCTATGATAAAACTCAGTATCAACCAACAGTTTCAACTTTCTATCCAGATACATTTTAGAGTCATTCAAAAATGCAATACAAGAAGGACTTCCTAGCAAATTATTTCCCTCCAACAACATATCTGCCCACTCAGGAACACAATCTCTATGTGTTTCTTTACCATCTGTCGTGTGGGTGAATCCATGAAACAACCACTTACACCCACTCTCATCAAAAGCATTTTTAATTTTTTCAAGAGATTTATTGTCTACGAACAAATCATCCTGCATAATTAACTTGATGATTCTTCCTTCAGCATTCTCAATCACACAATTAATATTGGAAGCTTGATATCCACGATCATTTGGATTTTTCATGTATGTGATAGAAAATTCTTCACTACTTTCTCTACAAAAGTCATGAATAGCATCGTCTTTACTGTGGTCTGAAATAACTATTTCAAAGTCTTGAAATGTTTGTTTTCTGAGTCCATCAAAAATCTCTGACAAATATTTCACACCCTCTCCCCTAAACTCATAGGTAGGGATACATACCGAAATTTCACTCATTGCTTCGCAACTCCAACTTCCTTTGCCTCTGCTGTTGTAGAAGGACAGTCCGCAAAATCAACCTCAAGATATTTCCAACGGTCAACAAACACATCTGTCGGATCTTGTCCATCTGGACCGAACCACATTGTAGGTCCAATAACATTGTCATGTCCAGCCAACCATGCACCCCACCAGGAAAATGTGGAGTTTGCCATGATACTATGCGAACACATAGACATCATGCACATATCAGTAATATTATCTCCACCTTCCGAAATTAAAAATCTATCGGTAGAGAACAATGGTTGCTGAATGCACCACTCTGGATCATCAGAAAAAACAAGAACTGGAAGATCCGAATCAAAGTGTGATAATGCTTCTTCATAATATGACATAGGAAGCAAAGCATGATAAGTCGGTTTGATTAAATGATCGGTGCGACGAACATGCAAAGATATCGCTTTCCCATCGGGAGCAATATCATCAAAAATTCCTTTACACATATTCCACACATCATCGCGCCAAATAAAATCATGACGGATTTCATTTTCAATATGTTTGAAATATTTCTCAGATTGAAAGTATCCGTAAAGATTGATATTATCTTCACAGTTATCAAACAAGTCCTGATCAAATGTAAAACTTGCTTCCTGACGATATGGTGCAGGGAAAAGATTGACTTCCTTTATAGATGGAAGTTTAAACGCCATGAAGAGTTTATGCTGATTCTCTTCATCAGTGAATTCATCGTCAGTTACAGGACCCGGAGGAATACACCAATCATATCCATGTTTAGCAGCAATTCCTCTGGTCGCTGCATATTGGAACATTTGATTGCCAAAACGTCCGTTTCTACCTAAGTGATTATGTCCGATCATAGTTTAGTACCAGGGGGAAGATGATAATGGAAACCAAAAGGAGTAATTCCTTCTGTTTCGGGAAGGGGTTTTTCGTGGGAGAATCTAGCAGCAACTTCAATAGGTGCTATTTTACACCCAAGTGCTTCGTAAATATGGCGATTATGAACGCAGATGATTCCATCCTCGGAGGTAAATCCAACATTCATATGCTTATAAAAGTCTCCCCAATTTACATCAAAATGAATGTAAGCTCTTTTGGGAACATCAAGAAGTTTTTTACTGCGGAAAGAGAATCCACCATTACCAACTCGATGCCCTTTGCCCCAAGGATCCAGATATGCATCAGGAGCAATCATCCAAGGAGCACCAATATAATCATAATTGAACCAATCGTCATCCCACTTATTAGGATTGATTACAAATCCGTCAGGTTGAACAAGTAAACAATAATCAGTATCAATATGTCGAGAGAGATTGTAGATGCAATAATAGTTGTAATCATGAATCGACTTAATTTCATAAAGTGCTTTTGAAAATTCGATTCCCTCAGGAAGATTACCTGGATCTTCATGAGTAATTAATTTAACAGATCCAAAATTAATTCCTTTCATACTATGTTGCAAAGCAAACAGAGCGCCAGGAATATTATTTGATGATAAACAAAATAATGTTACATTAGGTAGATTGATCATAAGTCACCTTGATAGATATCTGAAATTATTTTATACTCTTCCCATTCTACCCTACATTGATCAGGTGTGAAAAGATTTCCTTCCCTATCCATATAATGGGTTGGGTAACTATATATGCTTGATCCAAGAGACCACCATCCCCGAGATCGATTATGATCAAACCAATACTTTGGTGCAATACAGTGCTCCAAAGTATCACTAGTCCACAACGGCCAGCAAGCAAAAGTAGATGCTCCGCAAATTACATGTCTTGCATTTTTAATTGCAGCGTAATCCCAAGCAACACTTTGGTGATATGCAGGAAACTCAGGAAGAACATGATTTGCAGTTTTTACATCTTCAGTTACAATCGCAAATTCCATTCTTGGATTATATTTAAGCATATTATCAACTGCATTTAACCAATATGATCTAGGCAACCAACACCCAGCATTTCCGATCATATCACTACCACGGAAATTAATGATACATACATGTTCGCCATTTGTATCAAAATGATCATATTCAGGTTTGATTTGCAACCACTCTTTTACAAGATCGATCTCATCATAAAAATACTCTTCAGACTGAAAGCTTCCATCAATTTTTGTATTGTCAGAGATTTCAAAAAGTTTTTTATCTGTTAATCGAATATCTGTTTGAAGATACGGATCAGTATGGAGTCCATGCCGATACTCTCTATAATAGTTGGTGATACTTTCAGGTAGGGTATCTGGAGGTCCTCCGGGTGGACTGGATCCACCCACTACATCCTTACCCAAATCGAGATCCATAAAATAAACACCATTATTATTGAATCTCCTGTCGCCAAAATTTTCTAGTCCAGTAAACCCATAATCAAAACCACGCTTATGTGCGATCATTCTAGTCACAACATAAGCAAATAGTTGATTACCAAATCCCTGTCCGTGATAAAATTCAGTAATAACCATATCAACCAATAAACTTTGTTACCACATGGTCAATATAATCAATCATTGCGGCATTGATTGTTGGGGAGCATCCTAGGAAGAAAACCTTATCTAGAACTTGATTTGCTTTTGGATACTTTAGTGCATCATCTAGATGAGAATATCCAGGATGAAGAAGAATATTACCTGCAAAGTAATTGCGAGTTTGTACCTTATTCTTTTCAAGATAAGAAACTAGAGACTCTTTTAATTCTTTGGTATCACAAATTGTAGGAACTCCAAACCAACTAGTTTCTGCCTGAGGAAGTTCATTTACAACACGAACACCAGGAATCTTTTCAAGAATAGTTTGAATCTTTTCCTTGTTCTGTCTACGTAGATTATGAATCTCCTCAAACTTAGTCAATTGAACAGATCCAACTCCACCTTGAAGATCTAGAGGCTTGAGGTTATATCCCATATTCGAAAAGATGTATTTGTGATCGACAATTCCATCATAGTTTTTCAACCAACGATCAAAACGCTTTCCACAAGTTCCACAAGACAAAAGATTCTGTGCGCCTACGCAATAGCAATCACGTCCCCACCAAGCAAAACTACGAGCAAGATCAACGATTCCCTTTTCATTGGATGAAACCATACCACCTTCGATAGTGCAAAGGTGATGCGCAGGATAAAAAGAGCAGGATGCAGCAACTGCATAATCAGTTAGATAATTTCCATTCCACTTACTGCCGAGACTATCACAGTTATCTGCAATAACAGCGATGCTCTTTCTCCGACAAAGATCTACAAATTTTCCAATGTCATATGGATTACCAAGAACAGGTGAAGAAATAGCTGCTACTGTTCGACTTGTAATTTTCCTTTCAATCTGTTCCAAGTCCCAGTTAAGATCATCCCAATTAATATCAACAAAAACTGGTTTCAATCCATTTTGAACAATTGGCGCAATAGTCGTAGCAAAACCACATGCACATACAATAATCTCATCCCCGTCTTTCCACCCGAAGTGCTTCTTAAGTGCAGCAAACATTACAAGGTTAGCAGAACTACCAGAGTTCACCATCACAGAATGATTGAATTTGAACTTCTTTGAAAATTCACGTTCAAATTTATGAACCTTTTCACCAGAAGACAACCATTTGCCCATGGTTACTGAGTGAATAATTTCAATAATTTCACTATCATCCCAATAAGGTCCAGAGTAATAAACAGAATCTGTCTCTGGATTAAAATTCTTTTTATTTGCAATGAACGGAAAAATATTATCTTCTATCTCTTTAGATGACTCAAGAAATTTTTCGATTAATTGATACATATTTACAATTTAACTTACTAACAAGATACCATAGTTTTTAATTGCCGTCAAGGAGCGGAATTTGTGTGCATAGCGTATTGAGTTTTACTCTTAAGCATTGCACGATGAACATTTTTGTACATCAGATAATCCGCAATTCTATTTTCAAATGCACCTCGCCCACCATAAGGAGCAACAGCTTGAATTGAATTGTGTCCAAAAGATTCTTGATAATTAATAGATTTCAATTTATCGGTATGTGCCATAAAAATTCCATCCCAAAAAGTTGCGCTACACCAGAAATCTTCAAGTTCTTGTTCTTTTTTAAATCCAGGAATATTGATCTGCTCCCACTCTCCTTGACAAGTTACACCCTTTCCATGTATTTGTTCAGACTCCCACGAAGTGAAGGATGGATATCCATGTGTAGACCAATCCTTTTCCGTCTGTAAAGTTGTGACAATATAATCATTGTCATCGCCCAAAAGACGAATTGATTTTTCAAAAAAACTATCCTTGACGCAAATGTCAACACAACAATCAGAACTCACATTAAAAAAGTAAGGAGTTGTGCATGTGTAGATATTCACGAAATAAGGGACGGTATAATTATACCCCAGATCACCCTCCCCTATATTCAGTTTAAAAAAGTCAATTACTTCATCAGCATAATCACTCACATATACTAACTCAACTTCCTCGGGGTCATACGAGTCATTTAAAATGTCTTCAAATTCCTGGGTAGATTCTAGATTATTAATCAACAATCTTTTTTTAGTAATATATTTACTTTTGAAATTCCTAAACCAGAGATTTTCTTTTAAATGAAATCGGAAATTTCCTTCATATAAAATCGTAGTTAAAGTAATCATACTCTTTCAACCAAATTTTCTGTCCAAATAAAATAAAGAAATCTTTCACATAGATATGATTCTCCAGACGTTATAACATGTGGTGGATTTGGAACGTATGAAACAATACTCTGAAGTTTTTGATATAAACTTTTACTATACTTTAAAATATTTTCTTTTGGAACAGCGTAGTTTCCACCAGGAGCAAATGTAATAACATTTCTTTTTGGAGGATTCACAAAAAAGGCATCGGATATTTCATGAAAGTCCCCAAAATATCTAGTCTCTACGTCTCCATTATGATAAAAATTAGCATACTGAACAGGTTGAGAAAAAGTCTCTCCCTCTCCAGACAATGATGTTGGATGATACCTATCAATGGGTAGGAATTTATCTGTGCGTAAAGCCTCTGCGAACTTCTCCCTCGTCGTATAATAAAACTCATCAATTTCATATTCCTCTCCAGGTTTTGGATGACTATGAGTTTGATTTTTTTTCCTAGAAAATAAATTCCCCTTGATAAAGATACTCATGTCGGGAAGATTTTCATAGTTTTCAACTATGAAACGAAATATATCATAGATGTTTTCGCCAACATTTGGACTCTTAATATATGTACCAAGGTGAGAAAAATCTTCGTTATATTCATCGGGAGTTCTAGAATATATTACCGTATCCTCAGGTAGAATACCATGATCATGAGTAGTTTTTAACCACTCAAGATTGGTACAATAATTTGATACTACTAGTTTTCTACTTGTCATTTTACGAATTTGATAGTGCAAATACTTTTTCCGAATGTTCCTTTCTAACCGCGACCAGATTACATCCACTTGCTTCTACCATGTGCTGGCGAATAACTTGATACAGACCTTCATCTAAAGGTGTGAGGAGATGATTGTTTTGTGGATAATGAGGATGTTCTGGAGAGACTCTGAGTAAGTAAAGATCAAAAATATTTTTATCAAACCATCCAACATAATCTTCAGGAGAGATTTTTCTATCTAGCATAGTGGAAGCAAATTCAAATTGAATTACTTTTGTTCCGTTATTAAGAATATCTTTTCCACCATTAAAACAATCAATCTCCATTCCTTCGATATCTACTTTTAGAAAATCAATAGTTTTAATATTTTTTTCTTTACAATATCCATCCAAAGTTTTGATGGGGAATATCATTCCCACATCTTGCGATGTGGTATGAACTGTTCTAAAAACAAATGATTGCGTATTTGGATAATATGCTAGTTCTCCTTCCTGTTCCCCCAAACCAAATGTATTAAAATAGACTTCGTTTTCAATATCATCAGGAGCTTCAAGTTCTTCCAGTTGCTTATAACAACTCAGAACAAAATTAGGATCTGGTTCAAACATATGAAATTGTCTAGACCTATCAAAAGAGTTTTTTAGATAATCAATATCATCTCGTAAACCAATATCAAATACTACAGAGATATCTTCTTTGATTTTATTAAAGAACTCAATTTCGATAGAGTTAAATGGAGAAAAAGGCATGAATTTAAATTAAATTATTGGATACAATTTTATTATAAAAGTTTGACAAAATCAACTCATCATGATTCATATTTTGCACTTGTTGATAAAGATTATCATTAGCAATTAACAATTCTTCGGTGACTTGCGAATAATCATCAACAAAAAGAACAGGATAATCTTTAAACAAAGTTTCCAAATATGGATGACGTTTCATTACAGGAACTCTCTTCATATAAAGAACTTCCCAGTTACGATGACAATCAATAGCACATCCTCTTGGGCAAAGCATAAATTTACATTTTCTTAGATTTGAAAGAAAATCTCCATACTCTACTCTTTGTTTATCTACAATTGCCCATTCTTTATCAACAAACAAAGACTTAATTCCTACCCTATCTGAGTGAGAACTTTCATTGTGACTTACATATAGTAAATTAAATTCAGATGGACTTGGAAATTTCATATATTCTATGATATTTTCAATCCTATTATCTTGCGGAGACATTCTTCTTTGAACTCCATATGGAGCTGGAATGACTTTGCCACCATGAGAAATAGCATTCACTGCTGAGATGCACAAGACATTCTCAGGTATTGCGTCAAAGATGTATTCATCAGTCGGAGTGTCTTCTAGATTTGTAAAAATAATAAACTTCATTTCAGGAAAATTTCCACATAAATGAAGCAGATCATTTTTTGCGTGAAGTGAATCTACGTAGGGGCGATCAGAATCACTTACCTCAACAATATATCTTTTATATAAACGTATATTATCAATAAACAAAGTCATATAATTACGACTTTTCTTTATTTCAAATAATTTAGAAACAAACTCAACATTTGTCAGATTTGCTTCTTTCATAAAAGAAGTATAGATATTTCCCCACTGACCAGATTGATCGCCGAAAGAATAATCACAAAGATTGGAGAGAGATACTCCTTCAATCAATTCCATGATTTAATATATTGGGAGTACTTTTCTTGATTGCCGACAATATATTCTGGATACGAATCATCAATCGGGACAACCTGCAATCGATTTGAACGTCCGATAGGATCTAATCCTTCATTTATCCTCTGTTCCATATTATCAACGTTCGAAGAAATGTTATTTTCCGTATGCTCATATGAAGCAAGTTTCAAACGAACATTATCAGCATCTCCTAAGAAACTAAAATGCCATCCCGCATTTTCAATTAGATATGCCTTTCTCCAATCTGTACGAAGACGATCTACTGTAGTCGTTTTAAGATGTTTGAATGTAGAAATTCTAGTCCCTTTCCAATTTTCTTCATAGAGATAATTGAACTTAAAGTAAAAAGCTCTTTGCAAAGCAACATAATTATGTGAAGGATCAAACCAATCTAAATCTTCAATCACATACGGATTAATAATTTCATCGGCATCACTTGTCATAACGATATCATCATCCGTTGCCCCCGCTTTAACAACTCCATATGCACTACATTCCCTATTATAAACAGCTCTTTGGAAGCGAATGGGAAGATCAATATAACGTGTTCCATTCTCATCTGCAGTTTCATACGCAGTATGGAATGGTCTTTTCACAAGATAATCGTTAAAGTCATTGGGGATTTCTTCAGTGATGTTGTGGATGATTTTATCATTAAACTTACCGAACCTATCTTTGTTTTCTTGATAGAAAAGTGGTTTTTCATTTCCACTTACTGTGAAAGGAGATTCTGTAAGGACAAAATAATCGACAACATCATTTAAGATATTAAGTCGCAATTCCAATAAATCCAATTCATTAAAGAAAATAAACGAATCAAATATTTTCATATATCAACTCTTGTAAATGACCTCTAAACAACGCTTTTCTCTATCGTCAGTAAACCCACCTTCAATGTAAGGTGCTACTCTATTCATATCCACTGCAGTAGGATCAACCCACCAATCCTCAAAAGGATCATTACCAACGTTTGAAACGTTCTTGGCAATCATCACATACCCAAGAGATTCTAGGAGATCAATCTGTTCTTGCTGAACATGCATGTCTTGACCGATGTAAATTGCAGTTTCAAAGCAAATTACAGAAAATCTATAATCACTGTGAGGAATTGCCTTAAGAGCATCCAAAGTTTGCTGTGCAGGTTCAATATCAACTTGCAAGAAATCAATCTGTTTGGGGAATTTATAATCAACTAAAAGTTTGGCATAGTCTGCCTTTGTAGCATCTTCGCATAGGCAGGGATTTTTCCTTTTGGATACATACCTATTCCACCCAGGTTCTAGCCATTCAAAAGCAAGTCCCGTCCAATCATATTGCGATTCTAGGAGATATGTATTGTTTATTCCAATGCCATCATCGCCACCAATTTCAAGATAGGTGCCATTTCTTTTTCCATTCAAAACACTCAAAGTAAAAATGTCTTGAAGAGATTGCGAATAATTTTGCTCTATACTATTCGCAGTATCAAAGTTAACCCTAAGGCGCTCATGATTTTCATTAAAGTAAGTATTCGGATTTACATATTCAGGGTTTACCATTAGTTTTTCCAATAATCGTAGATGTCTTTTGTAACTTCATAATCCATTCTTTTGACTTTTCGATTGGGTTGTTTCATAGCCCAAACAAAAACACTTTCTATTAAGTCTTCAAGTTTAGTTTCATCTTTAAATTCTAGCATAGTTTTTGCTTTTGTATGATCACAATATGCGTGCTTAACTTCATGGCGTGGTTCTCCATGCTCGATTGGCACTTCATATCCATACTTCTTAGCAATCTTTTGAGTTGTTTCTGCAACCTCATTTAAAGAAAAATATTTGTCTGCGCCAATATTAAAGATTTCATTATCATAATCGGTGAGGAGTTTATCAAAGGGTTCCATGTAATACTTAATATCAGAGAAAGCACGAGTCTGTTCCCCATCACCATAAACAAGGATTGGTTCACCATTAAGTGCTTTACGGATAAAAATACCAATTACATTCCGGTATTTGTCCCAGATATTTTGATAGATACCCAAAACATTATGGGGTCTAACAATATTATAACGAAGACCAAACTGTTCCTGAGCAAGTTTTAAATCACACTCCACAGCATATTTTGCGATACCATAGGGATCAATTGGTTGTGGTTTTTTATCTTCAGTAAAAGGTGGTTCTTGTTCTCCATAAACAGCCATACTAGAAGTAAAGATTACTTTAGTATCATGGGTGATACATTCGTTAATTAAATTTGCAGAACAAACTAAATTGTTACGGTAGTTATAATTACGAATAAACGGAGAAAGTCCTTCTGCCGCATATGCAGCAAAATGGACAAGAACTTCTGGTTTGTATTCTTCAAAAAGTTCTACAACTTTTTTTCTCCGTTCCAGATTCATCTTTACAAAAGTAAAGTTTTCTGCACTAGGAACAAATGCCTTATATCCCCCAGAAAGATCATCAATTCCAACAACTTGATGTCCTTGACTGATTAAATGTCGTGTATAATTTGCGCCCAAAAGTCCAGCGCATCCAGTTACAAAAATTTTCATTCTGGTATTTGATATTCTAACATTAACTTTCTTTGTTCGGCGTCATTTCTCCAACTACATGGATAGACTGGAATATAACCTTTAAGTTCTACCTCGTAAACAGTTATATCTGTATTATACAGCATAGTACAATTTAGATGTTCGGTCAAGTAGATATTTGAAGTATATAAATTTTTAATGTTCTGTGAACACAAAGCTGCCGAAACACCAAAAGTTCCTACACCAGAAGTTGCCAAATTCTTAGCCGCCAATAGTGTCGCATAGTCCTCTTCAATAGAGAGGGATTGGAACTTTAGTCTATCAATTTTTCTAAGTTCTGGGACAACTGGATTATTGTTTTCAGGTTCAACAACGATAATAACTTTTTCAAAGTCCTCAATTAATGCAAGATAATATGCAAGAGGGTTTTGAACGTAGTTATGTGGTTTTTCTGCAGAATATTCATGAGCGATAATATCACCACCACGAATATGAATTACTAGAGTATCATCATCAAGAGGATCTAATTGAGGAACTTTAAGATTGGGGTAAATAAAATTTTTGCATATCCTTCTCATATTTTGATACGCATAATCTTTACTCACTCCAATTTCGTTACCACCATCTAATGTTGAATTTTCACAATTGACAATAGGTTCCCAAGTGTAAAATCTACCTTGAATATGCTTACCATCTTGACCGAAGTTATGTTCAAATTTATCGATTATTTGGTGATCTAAAACCTGCGAAAAACTATGCCCACAACTTTCTGCCAACATCAAGCAATTTGCTGTTTGTTGAATATTATTTCCAAGTCTTCCCGACCAATGTGATACTGAATATCTCATGCAGTTTTCCTAGTAATCAGCAAGCAAAGCATATCGTCGGGATGTTCATACTGCTTAACTTCAAAGTTATCAAAACATTCTAGAACGTTTTCGACAGTAATTTCTTTCCAATCCTCTGCGTGATCTGTACCAAAGAGACGAAGATCATCGATCAGAATTAATCCTTGATCTGGTTTATAGAGTTCATCAATTGCTTTACATTCCTCAAGAAGAGGAACATCTTTATCTCCTTTTGATGTACATCCATTTGAAAAATGCCCGTCCAACCAAAATACGCATTTTTGGTTTTCATCAAACTCCCGAATAAGTTCTGGAATTACTGCAGAACTGTCCCCAAGATGAATTGTCACATTTCCATAGGGAGGATGTTCAGCAAGAAACTTCTGATGAAGAAAAGGAGAGATCTCAATCGTATGAAACTGCTCAAAGTAAGGTTGCATATTCCTTACAGTATCACCCATATAGGTCCCAGTTTCTATACAAATTGGATAACCTTCAGAATCAATATCAAAATATTCTACAACGTCATTGAGTTTTTCAACAGTAAGCATTGGCATCAGATGTATTCCTCCTTCATTTTTTCAAAAACTTTTGCGATACCCTTATCTAGAGTGGTTTTAGGTAACCACCAACCAGTAATATAATTGTCTGCTTCATTCCTCTTGTCCATCTGAACAGAGTCTTTGGCAATTCCAGGTTTAATTTTTACATCATACATACCAATCAAATTAAATTGTCCTCCAATAAATTCGGCAACTGATTTAATTGAATCATTACGGAAAGATGTGATATGAAGAGGATCCGTTGGTTTAAAGTCAGAATAACAATTCATGATAGTTTCCAATGCTTCACAGCAATCTTCCGCATATAGGAATTGTCTTTCTTCTGTACCGTCCGTGAGCATTTCAAATTGACCTTCTTCAAATCCCTTGCGGATAAAGTCGGTAATAACGTGTGACTTTTCCCTATCCTTTTCTACACCATAAACGTTCCAGAACTTAACGGTTAATCCATTCAAAGATTTTGTATAAAGTTCACCGACATTTTTTAGAACTCCATATGGAGAGTAACTCATGTTACTCATTTGACTGCTTGCAAATACAAAGGGTTTTTTGTATCTTTTTAGATACTCAAACGCATTAACCATTATTTTGCAATTATTTTGTAAGAAATCAAAAGTATGCTGATATTTTTTAAGATATCTCGACCCACCAACATCAAATGCTAGAAAGAATACAAAGTCTGATTCTTTAATTTGATATTCAAGATTTGAATTAGGTATTTTAGTCATATCTTGATATGGACTATTGACCACATCAAACTCCAAAACAGTATGCCCCTTATCGCGGAGATACTCCGTTAGATAGGCACCTATCTGTCCACTAGATCCAAGAATAGTTACTTTCATATTCAAACTGGGTGATGAAAAGGAACATAGTTTTTTTGGTTAATTTGAGACTGAATCCAGTCATAGGTCTTGCGAATTCCATCCTCAAGAGATTGTGAATAATCCCATCCAAGTTTTTCTCGAATTAAATCATTATTTGAGTTTCTTCCACGAACACCAAGAGGTGCATCAAGTTTATGTTGCTTCTCAACTTTTTTACCAGCAACCTTAGCAGCAGTATCTACAAGTTGACTAATAGTTACCATCTCTTCAGAACCAATATTTACTGGTCCAATAAAATCACTATCCATCAATCTACGAGTTGCTTCAATACACTCATCAATATAAAGGAATGAACGAGTTTGTAAACCGTCTCCCCATACTTCGATTGTTCCCCCATCTTCGGGGAGATTTGCTACCTTACGGCAGATTGCTGCTGGTGCTTTTTCTCTACCACCATCCCAGGTTCCTTCAGGTCCAAAAATATTGTGGTAGCGGGCAACCCTAACAGGGATGCCATGATTGCGATGGTAAGCAAAATAGAGACGTTCGGAGAAAAGTTTTTCCCATCCATACTCAGAGTCTGGGTTTGCTGGATATGCAGATTCTTCACGGCAATCGGGATTATCAGGATCCAGTTGATTATGTTCGGGATACATGCAAGCAGATCCAGAATAGAAAATTTTAGTTTGATAATCCAGAACAGGACGAACACATGCAGTTCCATTTTCAACACCATCAAAAGTTTCATTCAATTGACGTTGTGCTTCAAGAACATTCAGATTAATTGATACTGAATTATGCATAATATCTGCATCGTTTTCTCCAGTAAAAACAAATCCTGCTCCTCCCATATCAGCAGCAAACTGATAAATTTCATTAAAAGGGCGAATATAACGATAAGGAACTGAATTATAGAAATTTCCCCGATCTCCTTTAAACTCAATCACACGACGAACAAAATTTACATCACGAAGATCGCCTTGAATAAATTCGTTCGCTTCAGTTTTTGAATACTCAGGATACTTAAGATCTACACCGCGTACCCAATAACCTTCGGCACGAAGTCGCTTTACCATATGGCTTCCAATAAAACCACCAGCACCAAGCACAAGTGCTGTCTTTTTATAATCACTCATAGATGAATAAATTACTCCTATTATGTATTCTAGTTTATAAACAGATTGTTTGCAAGCCCTCTTCTAGGGAAATACTTTGAGTAAATCCTAGGGACTTAAGTTTATCGGCATTTAGTGCAAAATTCTTTGCCTGAGCAATCTGATTAAATTTTGGCGTCTCAACTGAAATAAGTTCGCTATCGCTTCCCAAATTATTTTTTACCATTTCTATAATTTGCCTAAAAGGCAAAGCAGTTCCACTTGCAATATTATATATTGTATCTTCAGAACCCTCGTCAATAACAAGTTTTAATGCCCTACAAATATCAATTACATGCATATAATCTCGTAATTGCATCCCATCATCATACAATGTGATTGGTTTATTCTCTCTCATTAAATTAACTAGAAATCCAAGAACATTTTTCTTAGGAGATACTGTTTTATCTTGACCATATACATTTGCAATTCTCAAAATGCGATACTTAACATCAAAAGTTTTGCAAAAAGATATCAAAAGTTGTTCTGCTGCTCTCTTTGTAATTGAATAAAATCCTCTAGGATCACACAGATCATCTTCTTTTGCATAAAGAATATCTGGACCATAAACAAATCCAGTGCTCACGTAGTTAAAAATAATATCATTATCTTTACAATGCTGAAGTACGTCCAAAAGGATACTCAGATTAGTATCAACATCCAAATGTAGATTCTCAAAAACATTATAATTTGAAATTGTACTGATCAAATACAGAATATTCTTGGACTCTGGTTCTCTCTGATCTCTAGGAATTTTAATAACTTCTTCCGAAAATAAATCACAAAAGGTGCCACCAATAAATCCAGTAGCACCATAAACAGAAATCTGATCAGACATATTTTTCACAAGTAATAAACGTTTTTCCAAGTTTATCTTTTGGAGAGAGTATTGGGTCTCCTACTATCCCCCAATCAATATTAAGAACAGTGTCGTTCCACAAAAGAGTTCTCTCATGCTCTGGATAATAATAATCAGTAATTTTATATGTCACTTCGGCTTGATCTGAAATAACATAGAATCCATGGGCAAATCCAGCAGGAACCCACACTTGCTTATCATTCGAATCAAGTAAAATTTTAGTATGTTTTCCAAAAGTAGGAGAATACACGCGAAGATCTACGACTACATCTAAAACAATTCCTGAAGTGCAACGAACCAGTTTACCCTGAGGATTTTCAACTTGATAGTGAAGTCCCCTTAAAACACCTTTAACAGATTGCGAATGATTGTCTTGAACAAAATTTTTTACGCCAGTAATTGCTTCAAACTTTTTATCGTTGAAAACTTCAATAAAAAATCCCCTATCATCTTCAAACTTTTTGTTTGTGATGATGTATACATCTTTAAGAGTTGTTCCGATTGCATTCATACCATTTAATAGTCTTTTCTAAACCTTCTTCAAGATTGAAACGTGGAGCCCATTTAATTTCATGTCGAATTTTAGTAATACTTGTGGAGTACCTTCGATCATGTCCAGGACGATCTTCAACATATTCTATCATATTTTCACTCATGTTCAAATAATCAAGAATCATTCTAACCAAATCAATATTCTTTACTTCACACTCACCACCAATATTATATTTCTGACCGATTCTTCCACGACTCCACACCTCAACAAGTGCTTCACAATGATCCTGCACATATAACCAATCACGGATTTGTTTTCCATCACCGTAGATAGGGACTTTTTTACCATCAAGCAAATTTAAAATTGTCTGTGGAATTAATTTCTCCTTATATTGTCTAGGTCCATAGTTATTTGAGCAGTTAGTAATAATCACAGGCAATCCATAAGTATTATGAAACGCCTTTACAAAATGATCACTTGAAGCTTTTGATGCAGAGTAAGGATTGCGAGGATCATAGTTTGATTTTTCCGTAAAGGAATCTTCATTTATGGTTCCATAAACTTCATCGGTTGAAATATGCATAAAGCGATCAATTTCATACTTCAAAGAAAGTTTAAGTAAATTGACTGTTCCAATAATATTAGTATGAATAAATTGAGAACAATCTTTAATTGAATTATCTACGTGACTTTCTGCTGCCAAATGAAAAATTGTTTTTGGTTTATATTTTTTAAAGATATATTCGCAGTTATGTTCATCCGCAATATCTGTTGTATAAAGTTTGACTGGATCTGGAATATTGTGCCAATCAGATGCGTAGGTCAAATTATCAACACAAATAATTTCATCATCTATAGTATTAACTAAATGATGCAAAAGGTTGCTTCCAATAAACCCCGCGCCACCAGTAACTAAAATAGTCATAATCAATCATTCCTGAGAGAATATTTATCTAACAATTCTGGAGAATACTGACGAGGAACTTCAATTAACTCCTTCTGTTCTCTTTTATCTTTTTCGAGAGAATAAACTCTATTTCTAAGTTCTGTAGAAGAATACTGATGCTTTCTCGGATGGTAATACAATTCAATATCATAATCAATGCAATATTGTTTTCCGGTAAAGTCAACATCCTTATACTCTTCACTCAAAAATCGGATATGAATTGTTTGAGTTTTTATAAGATTCAGCAAATCTGCCTCAGTTTCATATACAAGAATTTCATCAACATATTTACACGCCTGAAGTTGAACATATCTTTCATAAACAGATTGTGTTGGTTTATTTTTTATTCCTGGGCGATCTATTGTAGGGTCAACTTGAAGGGCAACCTTCAAGTGGTCGCAAAGTTCTTTTTCCATTTTGAGCATGGTAACGTGCCCAGCATGAAAAAGATCAAAAGAACTACAATTAAAACCAATTTTCATATACAAAAAAACTTTTATTTCATTATACTAAAAAAGGTGGGTTTATGCAACCCACCTCTATAATTCAGGCTCGCCACCAATTCTTTGACTGGAAATTGGAAACCAGGCGGGAGAGAGTCCCATCCGCACCACTTGCTCTTGAGAGAAGCAAGAAACTCATAAGGGGTCATATTGACTCCACCACTTAGTTTTAAGAAACTAAGAAAAGTTGGATTAACTTTGATATCTCGGTAATACCAAAGAATGCACATAAGAAAAGTACATCCCAAAGTTTAAGTTTAATTGCAAAAGGAACTGTGAGTAATCCCCCAACTACTTTTATCATTAAACCATATTTAAATTCTCCCCACAACATAGTTTGATAACCAATTATGAGTAGAATGTTTCCAATCCACCTAAGTAAATCAGATTTTGACATTAGGGGTTTGCTCCCGACCAGTACTGTTAAAGACCATCCGTGTCTATTTAATCATCTTTTACATAGCAAGGAACGGTATCAGGGTCCAACCATTTGGTATATTCAAAATCTTCCATAGCAGTCATTAACTGCATTTCATTATCACAGAGATACATATCCCTATAACGACCAGTGTAAGAATCTACTTTTTGAATGCGACAATCGGGTTTACCGTTAATTTCTAAGATGCCAACTTGAATATAACGGTAGGGAAATCGTTCCATAAGAACGGTTGGTTTCCTAACTACTTTCATGCTACCTCAACAGATTCCAGATCAGCAAGAACGTATTCCATAAGCATTTCATAATCATCCAAAGGATCACCAGAGAATACTACACCTTCGTTCTCATAATAACGGCGAACCTTTTTATAAAGTTTCGGATTCTTTACATCAAGGTAGAATTCACCATTTGCTGCACCACGAAGGGTTTGAACGTCTTTCTTGAATTTTGCTGTGAGAGTCATTGTTTTGAATGTTGACCTATGTATTATACAGGTTTGACTTGGAGAAGTCAAGGCGTCCAGATTGGATTCTGGACTCGGACAGATTGGATTCTGACCGTGCTTTGGACGCTGACCTAATGGTTACTCTTTCTGCAGAGGGAGGCGTCAGTCTTTTATATCCTAGCAAGCACCTTGCTGGAATCCAAATGCTCCTTGCGTGGATCGAACACGCCTCAGGCGAATTATGAGTTCGCTGCATTCACCAGATTGCTAAAGGAGCAAAGTACGAGTGGGTGGATTCGAACCACCTCAAAGCCGCTAATCTGGCGGAAAGAGTTTATAAGACTCCTCTGACTACCAAGTCTCACTCGCATAAATCCAGATCTATTATAGGAGAACTGGAACCCTCTGTCAAGAACCTTCTTCGTGATCGGTGTGGATGCGTATTAATTCGTCATTCACACGAGAATCTATTTCAAACTTTATGGTTTCGTTATAGGGGACAATCACTGCACTATTATCTCCATCCCGTATAATAAATGATTCACCATTTTCAACTCTATTCATTAAATTGTCAAAATTAGATTGAAACTCTTCGACTGTAAATGATTGAAGTTCGTTTATTTCTTGATTCATTTTCAATTTTGATTTGTTTAAATTTTAACATCAGTTGAGGGAAAGGTCAATCGATACTCATCAAGATTTTTAAACCTAGTCTTAACGTGGGGGAAAAAGTCTTCCCACACCAAATCCCAACCCAGAGGTCTCCAATGAAAGTACATATTTCTATAATAATCTCCATTGAATGGAGTTAATCTTCCATGTACACATAAACTTTCATACAACAACATATCACCGGGTTCAAAAAATACTTTATGATGTTTATGTTCGTGATCAAAAAAATCTAGATGCCAATTTTCTTCTGATTTTTGATCTATAAAAATAATACAACTCAGAACATGGGTATTGAATTTATCTCTATGCAATTTGAGCATAGAGTTTCTAACATAACTTCTTATCCCATAAGCCATCGTTTTTTCTACTTTACAATCAGACCATTCCTCTATAATTGGAGTTAGAACTTTATAACACTCATCCTCAAGTTCTTTTTGTAAATCGCAAATTTTTGTATACGGAAAATTACTTCCTTGTATTGTAATTCCTCCGCAAGTATTTTCGTCCCATTCGGGAGAATACTCAAATTTATCAAATTCCTTTTCAAATGACATTGTAGAATAATCATTCATTATTCTTGAATACAATGAATTTGGAATTTTTATTTTTTCGAAAGGTGTTTTTGCAATAATTGGAGGTAAATTTAATGACATAATTTTATTTTAATTTTGGTCCCAACATCCAAGAAACTAGAGAAATTCTTTTACCTTTAGTTACTGGAGTAACTCTATGTGCTGCCCTTGAATCAAAAATTATTATAGTACCTTTTAGTTTTGGTAAGGTTAAAACTTGTCCATTATAATCAATAATTTCAAAATCACCACCCTCATATTCTGAAGGATCTGAAAGAAGCAAGGTTGCACTCAGTTTCCTACTATGACCATTTTTGTCTATAATATCATCTCCATAATCACAGTGCCAATTGTAAAAATCTCCAGGTTCATAAGTAGTAACTTGAATTGTTTCAACACTTCTTATATCATATTGCCATATATCATCGTTAAATTTATTGAAATAATAATCAAATATTGAGCAGACCCAGTGACCACTTTTCCACCAAGAAACTTTTGTACTTCTGACTTTTTTATTCACACTATTATCATTAGCACCGCCAACAGATGCTTCTTCCATATCAGAATCAATAAGGTCTATGTATTCCTCATACATCAAATCAACTAATTTTGGAGGTATTACTCTTTCAAAACTACCAACGACACAAGTTTCTCTGCCCATTTTAAATTAGAAAAAAAATATTTACAAAAATCGGGATGATAGGATTCGAACCTACGACCCCTCGCTCCCAAAGCGAGTGCTCTACCAAACTGAGCTACATCCCGTTAATCAACTTACGCTCACCTTTTCCGCCCATTTTGAAAATTCAGAAACCGCATCTTTTAAAAGAAAGTTTTGAACTTCATCAAAGGTTTCGAAAGTCTGAATCTGATCTTCAAATTCAACCCACCAATAAACACAATTTTCAGTTTCAAGTTCAACATCTTGTTCAGGAATATCTTCCCTAGAGACACACTCAATTACCATATGAGTTTCAACTCCATGCTTTTTTTCAGCATCAAGAATTGTTTGGGAGATTGGAAGTTCAGAAAGTAAACGAGTCATTTTTATTTTACAAAATTACTTACTCTTTTTATGTATAATCATAATACCAGCAAATGGTACTATTGTCA